TCAGCAGCGCCCATAAAATCAGAAACCCTCAAGTCTTTTGCAACAACTTTTTTTTGCCTTTGAAAAAAATCGTTAATACTTGGGCTGTTATAAACATCTCTACCACTAGCAGAGAAAGCAGCAATGTTAGCTGATACATTAGACCTATACTCTTCAAGTCTATTGTTATGCCTCTGTAGTGCCTCTGCTTCAGTTCGCACAGCATCAGTATCGTTGTTAAACGCTTGCAGCTCATCTGCTCTACGTTGCTCTTCAGCACTTTTTATTGCCTGACCTGCTTTTAAGAGGCCTATTCCTAAGTTTGCTATTGCAAAAAATGATGCCATTAGAATATTAACTCCGCAATAAGACCATTAACCTGAAGTGAAAGCGGATCGTCTTGTTCGATTGTAATCTTAGGGTCTCTGCTGTGACCTAAGATTCTGATTTCCTTTTTCCCAGTAAAGGAATTGTCTTGAACAAAAGAACGATTGTTTACTTTTAGAGATCGGGTTTGTTTTAGATCAAGAACAGTAGTGCCAATGCCTCTAACCTCACCTGTCATTGGACCGTTGCTGATTGAAGCATCAATTGAATTGGTTACAATTTTTGCTGTAAACTTTTTACCTACATAAGCGTGAGTAAAGGCTGACTCACTATATGCGCTAAGGTCTATTTCTTCTGAAGCATTTACTGTTATCTGGCCAAGATATGACTGCTTACCGCTCTTAACCCCTATAACGTCAACAACGTCCCCGCTATTATAAAGAGAGCTTACATCAACTGTATTTGTGGAGACAGCTTCATATAGATAGAAGTCTAAGCCAACATCATTGGCAAACTCACAGAGTTGAAGTTTGTTATTTTCATCATATAAATTTGCAAACAGTCTGTTGTGAACTGCAACTGTGCCATCAAAGTTTCCAAGTGATGTAACTCTGGTCCAAGACGCTCTTTTTTCTGCGCGATTAGATGAGAACAAAGCTCCTTCACCGCTACCCAAAATAAAGAAAGCATAGGAATCAGGCAAATCAAAAGCTGAGTGGACAACTGTCATAGCTCTTGGATGGTCAATCAAGTGAGAAGACAAGGTTGATACCGCAGAGGCCGTGTAAGCGTCCTCTCCGTCCGTGTATAGGTATTCCCTAACTGTATGCCCGTCATGCTGAACAAAGACTGTAGCCCCGTCTATAGACGCTGGTTGGATGTAATCAGTTCCATATGGGGTCTGTTTTCTTATTTGAGCATTAGTCGGCGTAATAGATTGGTTTAAGTAAGTTGGAACATAAAGCTCACCTGAAGCACCAAATACTTGCAAATCTCTGTTAGAGATTAAGTATCGAATTTCATTCACCTGACCAGTCGCAGCAGTAAGATCAATTGAGTCAGTATCTTCTGCATCTCCAGTGTCAAAGTTAAAAAACTTACCTATCTGGCTCATAAAGATTGTATCTGGTTGAGCTAAAGTTCCAGCAAACACTAATCTGTTTTCATGGAAACAGACAGCAGCAGGATAGCCCCTAACAGCAGAGAAAGCCTGCTCACTCCAATCTGTTGTTGGCGAATGAGTTACTAACTTAACATATCCTCCCCCGTCTTCAGAAGAGCTAGCAGAGCCTCCAGCAACAAAGGTATATGTGTTCTCGTCTATAATCTCTGCAATTGTTCTTGCGCCGTTAAGATTGCCAGTATTGATACCACCCGTAGCGGCAGCATCTTCAATAGTAATTGATTCACCGCCAGAAAATCCATGAGCTATATGTGTTACCTCAACAGTTGATGACCCCTCTGTTGTTCTAAGAGGATTAAGAACAGCAAGTCTAATTTTAAGGGTATCAACAACATTTCCAGTAGCAGATGTTGCAGAAGCAACAGCAGTAATTTCTATTTCGGATTCATGGTATCTAATGATTGTTCCAACATGATCGTTAGTCCAATAATCGGAGCTTGTAACAAGTGTTACTCCAGTACCAGTAGTAGCGGAAGGATCTAAAGTTACGCCCTGAGACTGAAAGTCATAGTAAGGTTGATAAATTTTATTACCATCTGATCTTTGGTCAAACGAAAAAGTGCTAACTTCAAACGTAGTAAGGCTTGTTCTAGTTATAACTCGAGGAGCAAAGAGGGGGTGGCATACAAATAATACATCACCATACTGAGCAAAGCTGTATTGATTTAAATAGTCTTGGTCAAATGGAAGAGCAGCAGAGTTTGTATCTGTAGTTACAGTTGCAACAAGGCTTACTGTATCATTATCAACTAAACGAAAGAACCTTGCTTTTTGATGTTCAATAGAAACAACGTACTGCTCGTTATCATCAAAAACAAATGACGTAAGATGTGACTTGTCAGGATTGTTTGCATCATATGTAAGGTTATAGTCATAAACATGACGAAGACCGTGCCGTTTCTTCAAAGAACCCTCAGACATTACAATAAAATTCTCAACTCTTTCGGCAGAAGAATTAAGAATTGGTGTGTCTATACGGCTTGATAGTGAATCGCTGACTTCGCCAAACTGAAAGCTACTTATTGGAACTCTAACTTTCTGCATTAACTTCGCCTTTCAGCAATAAACCTCGATGTGTTTAGCTTACGATTTGTCTGTGTCTGAGACTGCAAACGTCTAGCTTGGGTCATCTGAAAGTTAGCCTTCTGCTCCATGAGAGTAGCCAACTGGGAATCCCTAGCAACAGATACAGCAAGGACACCAGCCATAACATACTCAACAGCAGTGACAAAATAAGGAGGCCAATCAACTTCATTGGCACGGAAAACATAATCAGCAATAAGAACTTCATTCTCAGAAGAATTGCAAAAAACCTTTGAGCCATAGCTGTCATACTTAATTGGATAATCATTAACAGTAACTCCCGACAACATAATGCACTCAGAAGGAAGCTGATAAGCTGCGTCCCAACGTCCAGAGGGCGCATCTGTTAATCTGTTAAGGACAGCTTGATCTGTAGCAAAGCGCCAACGTGAGTTAGTCAAAGCTGATCGAGCCATGTCTTCGTACATTGCGTCACAAATTGTTGCTTCCGCAGTGCCATCATCAAAAGACTGAATCACATCACCGCCGATAAGCAATGATGCGCGAGAACAAATCTTGATGGGTGTGTTTGCTACATCTGGCATTTGAAGTCGGGGGGCCGAAACCCCCCGCCCTACTTAGTTGTTGTCGAGAACTTCGTAGATACCATCGGCGTCAATTACGACAGCGCCCATGGACATCATAGAAGTTGCAAGATGCGAAACTTTTTGCGGTACATAGTTTACCTCAGTAGTCACATCGGCGTTGATGCCGAGGCCAACTGAAGAGGTATGGTACGCAAAGTTTTTGCCGCCAGCTACAGCAGACGTTGAGAAAATCTTGAAGCCCAAGAACTCTTTCATTGTCATGCCGCCTGCGAATGGCAGGTTCTGTGGCCCTACATAGTCGGACGATGCAAACTCGTTGATGGAGAACAAGTCAGCAAAACCAGCAGGAGACATAGCAAGATAGCGTTGGCCATCTTCCGGAATGTCGGCTGTGCCGAATGTAGAGAACAATGTCAGCAGGTCATCTTTGACCAGTGCGCCAGCAGTGTCAGCAATCTGAGTTGCGTTTGCACCAGCGTCCATAGCTGTAATGAGGATTTCATCAGTCTTACGACCGAGTGCAGCAGCAGCAGATTGTGCTACAGCTTGACGCTCGTTGATGTTGATCTTCAGCTCATCGAGCTTGTCGATGTACTCAGGTGCGTAGAAGTCAGCCATTGTTGCTTCTACGTTGGTGTGTGCCAGTTCCATAGCTGTAACGTCACCGTTACGAGCTTTGGTGTTAGCAGCACCTTTGCCAATTTTTTGAAAACGAGCAACCGAACCAGTTACATTTGAAGAACGAACAGTGTTGCGGAGCTTGCTGCCCATACGCTGATACGCCAAATGTACTTCTGTTTCGAACTGCTTGATGAAGGCTTGGTCGATAGTATTAGCCATTTTATCAGTCCTTAGATGAAGTTACGATTCAACGGGTGTCCGCTCTTTCACGTCAGCAAGGGTGTCCTTTCGGGCCTTTCAGTGCGTTACGGGCCGTAGTGCCTCATTGTAAACAATCTTTTTGTCTGGATTGCAACGCACAAAATCAACATACTTGTTTGCATCTACTTGGTGTATCCCTACAGGCTCAAAGCCTAACCACGCTGCCCAATTAAGCATTCCCTCATAATCTGCTAAGATTGTCATGCTCATATAGGTTTCGCTTTGATCGAAGAAGTTGACTAACAACTTAGACCCACGCGCTATAGCGTGAAAGTTTTGCTTCAAACCATCTGAAAACATTGAAAACATTTGAGGGGATTCTTGGTCATCATTGTACCAAAGCCCACCAACCATAAGGAAAGTATCGTCATTACGTCTGCAAAGATAGGAGTCAGAGGTCTCATACATTTCGTGGAGGGCTTGCCGAATGTCTGTATGTCCCAGCAAAATAAGCTCTCTTTTATTTTCTGAGCTTAGGTTCTCGGCCACCTCGTCAACGTGGCCAAGAGTAAACGGGGTGAGATAGTAATCACCCCGCTTTAGTATCTTAATCTCGGTAGACCTGTTTGAAGCCAGCTTCGACTTCCCGTACAAAGTTTGGGTCTCGGTCTTTTGGACTGTAATATCTTGGATCATTCATCATCTCCCTGAGCTTTGCCTCACTCAGTCCAGCTGTTGGCTGAGTATTCCCAGCAAATGATCCACCTTTTAGTGCTTCTTGTATAGCCTCTAGCGCAAGAATGCCCTCATGGCTTTCGCACATACGCTCGATTGCCGGCATAGATTCTTCTGGAAAGAACTTACTAGCAAACATAGATGCAGCCTCAATGCGAGTATCTGCATTCTCACCTAGCTTTGCGGCCTCTGCTTCTAAGTCAGGACCGCTGTCTGTACCAACGGACTGAGCATACATCTCGATACCCTGCTTAAACTCTTCTTGTGAGAAACCGTTTTCAAACGCATGTTCAGACCACCACTTTAAAAGCTCATTGTCTACAGAGGCTTCTGGGTCGATGATGTCAGGAAGCTCATAGTCGCCTGCGCTTTCTGGGCGGCTGCTAAATGCTTCTTGCTGAAGCTCTTCAAGCAAGCTGTTGCGAATGTCTTCTTCTTTGCTGCCTAGCTTAGATGAAAGCTCCGAGTAAGCCTTGGCTAAGTCCTCACCAGTCTTGTACTTTTCTGGTAGCCACTCAGGACGTTCCTCAGTTTGTGACGTTACGTCACTTTCGATAACATAGTCTCGTGACGTTGCGTCACTTTCGGCTACTTCGACTTCTTCACTCATTTGTTTTTGCTCCTATGTGCATGTGAGATACGCTGTTCAATAAGACCAACAATGTAACGCTGGCCTTCAACGTGTCTCAACTCCTCCGTTGTCACGTTAGGACCGTGAACCATCTCAATGGTTACGGACCGCAAGTAACTCAACACCTGTTTCCCTGTAGGTGTTGAGAATATTTCAGCAATATTTTTACTGATTTCAACGTCTTTCTCGGCGGACCTTTGAAACCCGTCCTTTCCGATATTAACCTTGTTGTTCAACAGGCGCTCCCATTTGTTGCTGTGCCATTTGTTGCTGTGCCATTTGTTGCGCCATTTCTGCTAGCTGCTTACGTTGCTCTTCGTCTCGAATAAGACTCTCAGGTACACCAAACTTCTTAGCAAGATGTATTGCTGTTTGCTCTCCGTCAACAAGAAGCTGCAACATTTCAGGGCCAAATGCTCCACCGATCAACTCTAAGAACCTAGAAACTGTAGAAATATCTTGGTTTGCTTGCGCTTGAGCTAGTGGAGAGACTGATCGAATCTTTACTTCACGGCCATTTACTGTTGGAACTTCGATACGACCCTGCTTTTTAAGGATATATATTACCCGTTGAAGCAACGGCTGCACTAATTCTGCCTGCAATCGACCAAAAGCTGAACCCATACGGCGAGACAAATCAGCCATACGCTCTGCAACTTCTGTTGCTGTAGCTGGTGTGCGATCTGGATTGCCAAGCATATCGTTATAAAGCGCACGTTTTATGTTTAAACGCATATCGCTGAGTACGAGTTGGGCTACATCAAAGCTGCCTGCTGCTTGGATTGGCTGCAAGCCAGCAGAACCCATAGCTTTAGGAATGATTGAACCGGGAACAAGTTGGATCGTATCAGGGTTAATCACGCCATCGTCATCAATTTGATAGACGCCACTGATAGCCATTTGAGCGTTCTCAAGGATTAACTCAATAGTTAGATTGGTTGTCTTGATAGCAGACAAGGCGTTAATCAGTGGGCCGCGACCATAGATTTCACCAGCGCACTTAGACCAGCGGAAACAGATAAACGGATTAGACCCTAAACCACTCATATCATTAGAATAAAGCATTGTTTCTGTGTTCATGCAGATTGCGTAATGATAATATCCGTTTTGATTCTTTAGGCTATAGTCTCGACAAACCAACTCAAGAACAGTTGTCTCTGCGTTCTTACCCATTTGCGCTGTAACTTTAGGGTCAAACGTAGAATTTGGGTACATTTGAGCAAGGTGATCGTACTTTACGTTCTTTCGCTCTCTGTAAACGTGGTCAATTTTGTCATCTGGACCAGTGTCTAGAACAACATGCGGCAAGGGAATTGCGCTAAAGTTAACTGGATTAACAGCATCCCCCTCTTCAACACAAAGAATACCTGTGCCGACAGCCAAATCCATAAATGATTCATGAACCTCTTGGCTAAAGTTAGAGTTTTGAAGAACCTCAAAAACATATTCTGTTACTTCATCAAGCTCATTATCTATAGCCTCACGTTGATCCTTTGGAACTTCACTGCCAGCCATAAGGTCAGCCCAACGTGCAAAGTTTGGAACAATGCCGGATTGCAGTCGGCTAGCAAACTCTTGCACACCAACTACAGCAGTCTCGTCAAAGATTTTATCATCCCTGCGTTGCCCATGCTCTTCATAATAAAATGATTCGCGTTGAGGAAGCGCATACTCGTAGCACTCCTCAAACAGAGGAACCCACTTCTCACGAAAGGCCTTAGCTTTCTGATAGCGTTCTATATGCTGCTTCGCTACATTGTCCATTTTTAACCAAACCTACCTAAAAAGCCAGACCCGCTACCTGATCTAAACAGTGACCTACGTCCAGCTCCCTTGCCTGCGCCTCTACGACCAGACTGTTGAGTTCTAGCTTCTAACGCTTCACTAATATCTTCGCGCTTAGACTCTGCACGATCTGATATTTCTTCCGCTTTTGCGTCATCTGCTGCTACACGGTCTTCTGCTGCTTTTTTTTCTGCTGCGGGATCAGGACCACCGCCACCACCACCAAAACACATAGTAAATCTCCTTTGCTTTACCCTTCGTAAGCACGAAACTTACAAAAACTCAACGCACAAACTACATTCGCGCCCATAATCCCTGCCGTTTTCGTCTGGCTGGGCCTTTATTAAAGACATCAAAGTCACGTTTAGCCACTGTAGGAGTGGCTGGCTTCTGACTATTCATAAGAGCGCGGCCCTCGCCTGCACCCAGAAACAAGTATTGTGCTGCATCGTGGACGTGGGAAAACATATTCTTGTCAGGTTTATCTGCAAACCGTTCACCAGAAACTTCCATGCGCTTGTAAGCGTATCCACCCTCAAAGCCTTTAATTAGCTGCTGACAGCGCCGATCTATTAACATCGCTGGCTTCCCTTCCACCATCTTGGTCAGCTGGGAGGAGACAGCCTCAAGTCGAAGGTCAACAGAGTTGGAAGGCGCTGGGAACGCCCTCAAGCCAGCTCCGCGCATGATGTGAAAGGGAGTTGACTCATCAGTTTGCGCGCGGAAATCACCCGATGGATCGCCAAATATAATGACTTCACCAGCGGCAGCGAACCTAGTCGCCAATTCTTGTCGTAAAACCTCAGAGAATCTAACGATCCCCATGTCGATAGCTACGATCTCAGACTGAACAAACCATCTTCCGCGCACCTTCTGCCCTATAACAGCGGCAGGAGTTAGCCCAAAGTCCACGCCTACATACAGAGGCACGTTGGCCGCTATAGGTATTTCTTCCTTAGCGACATGAACTTCTGCTGCAAACATTGGATACACAGGCTTTCCTTCTTGGATATGGCCCAGTCTATTCATAACATACACATCAATCCAAGACTTAGTTTTACCCTGCACCAAATTAGGGTAATAGCTCTTCATCATGTTCTTCTGGTTCTCAGCGTCTTTGCTGGGAACGTAATCTTCTATCTCGCCTTCTTCCGATTTCTTTTCGACCATGCCAGGGGGCTGCGTAAAGAAATTCCAGTTATCTGGTTTGACCAGCATCTTAGCCTGCTCACGCGGTATATGATCTGGGATTGGTACTTCTCCAGACATAATCGGCCACCAGTGATCTTCTTCAGGAGCGTTGGTATCGGCAATGACGCCAGTCCAAGAAGGACCGCCATCACGCATAGAAGGATAA